AAAAAATAAATAATTAATTATTAAAACTCTAGTTAGAATAGGCAAGACCACCCATACCACTCATGATACGGAGGACGTTGTAGTTGGTAGCATAGACACGAACTTGGGCAGAACGAGCATTAGCAACGGTGCGTTGAGTGAGTTGAAGTTGAAGAGTAGCGTTGTCGATACGAGACATATTGCAAGTGCCGCTAGGTTGGTGTTCTTCAGGTTTAAGACCAAAAGAATAAACATTGATACCGAGAGCGGGGCAGTTTGTGTGATGTTGGTAGGGTTGAACGAGGTTGAAGTAGCGTCCTTCACGTTCAGAGAATCTGTCGTGACCGTTAAGTTGTATCTTAGCAGAGGCAACGGGGTTAAGACCACGATCAAGAAGATAGTTAGCGGAACTAAGACCAATATTCCAAGCAGTAGCAAGTGCGGGATTGGAAACATTGGCAGCTTGAGAACCGGCAGGAAGATTAGAGTTTTGAACATAAGATTGGGGTTGATGAGTTATATTATCAGCGAAACCAGTACCTTGAGTAACTTGAGTAATACCTCCAGTAGTGCCAAACAAACTTTGAGTCATAGAACCAGCTCCATCGAGTACACCAGATCCAGTAAGACCGCCACCTAAGGGATCCTGGGGAGTGCCGGTGTAAGGAGTAGAGTCAAGAGCATCCGTGTAGTTAAACCATTGAGGACCGCCAACAGCAGCAGTATCCTGAATAGAAACGTTAGAGTCAGGTTGAACAACCCAGATAAGTTCCTTAACAGGGTGATTAAAGTTGAGTTTAATCTTGTTAGAAACAGAGTTAACGGATTCAGCACCAGTAAATTGGAGTTGTTCAATAAGGTATTCGTGAGAAGTTTGGGCAAATCTACGACGTTCATCCGTGTCTAAATAAACATAGTCGACAAAAATGGAGGCAGATTTGAGGGAGGGAAGAGAAAAGGATAGTCCGGAATTGTTAGGGTTGTACCAAAAGCATGAAGTGGCCGTGGCAAAGGTAAGGTTAATCTTAACTTCGTGATATTGGAGAGCGATAAGAGGAAGAGCAAGACCAGGGTTGCGGCAAAACCAGAATTCAAGAGGGATATAAAGAGTAGTTTCAGGCATGCAGCTGACAAGATCACAGTCACCAAAAGCCATTTGACTAGCAGTAAGATTAACACTTGAGGGAGCAGTAACAGTAGGATTGGCAGTTCCATAAATAGGTTGAACAAGACGAGGAAGATTTCCAACCATAGAAGCATAACCAGCGGCGTGACCAGCAGTTTGAGTTAGTTCATTCCAGATATGTAACCAATCACCATAGTGACGGTCAATACGTTGTCCACCTATTTCAACATCAACACTTTGAATCATAATGTGACCAACCCAATTCAACCAACGGAATTGTTGACCAGGTAATAAATTGGGTATACGGGGAAGAGTAGCTTGAAGATATACACGATAGATTAAATCACCATTACGAGAAATTGTGCATGTAACTTTACGACCCCAGTCGGCAGCACCATTGAATGTTTGTTCAATAGCTTCCATAGAAAAGTTTGTATGGCGTTTATAAGATACTTTCCAGAAAGTAATTTGAGGATTGCCCGTAAGATATATATCTTGAGCACCATAAGCGACAAGTTGCATGAGACCACCACCCATATTATGTTTTTTATATTATAAAGCAAGAAAATTTTTTTAGTAAAACGCATAATTATTGTATATAAGATAAGAAAAAAATATATATGATTAACAATTTACCTAGTATAAATGCTTTTTAATTAATTTAGTTAAATTAATATTTTCTTTTCCTACTCTATTTTTTTTAAATTGTAATGTATTATTATTAATCATTTTTAATTTCCAACCTTCCCTTATCATTCCATATATAAATGATATCTTTATAAGTTCAATGATAATATCATTATTAATCATTTGTATATTTAATTATATTTTATTTTCTATTGATTATTAGACGAATTCGTTTAAATTTCAAGAAAATTAGATTATTTGATTTAAAAATATGTCAATAAATTCAATATATATATATAAAACGGTAAGTTATAATGTTATTATTTAATAAAGATAAACCAAAAAAAAAAGACTTACAACCAGTAAATATAGATAATAAACATCAAGAAATATTAAAATCATTTGATATTCACAAAAAAACAATTCATGAATTTCAATTGAAATATGAAAATTTAAAAAAAAAATATGAAAAAATGTGTTTAATACCTAACACACAAATTAAGGACGAAGAGCTAGAAGAAAAATTCTCATTAAAATGTGAATTAGATGAATTAGAAAAAGAAATGAGTAAAAACTATAATCCTACACAATATTTTGTAAATACGGGTCACATACTATTTAATTATTATAATAAGTCGCATACTCAAAATGAAGTTTCTGATGTTGATAATAAAAATCCATTGTCTAAATCTATACTAGACTTTTTTAAACAAGGTAGTAGTGAACAACCTAAAGTGATGGTAGAACAAATAACTACCTATAATAATGAAAACAAAAAAAAAGGTTTGACAAAAACACAAATGTTTGATAAATATATGAGCTATGTAGATAGTAAATATATTAGTGATAAGGATAAAGAAGACGATATTGAAGTTTGTAAACAATGTTATCAACAAAAACTTTTTGTTCATGCTGAAGGATTATTAATATGTCAAAAATGCGGGGATCAAGACTATGTATTTATAGATTGTGATAAACCTAGTTATAAAGAACCGCCTAAAGAAATTGCGTATTTTGCTTACAAACGTATTAACCATTTTAATGAACATATATCACAATTTCAAGGTAAAGAAAGCACTGAAATACCTGATGAAATATATGATCAAATTAAAAAAGAAATTAAAAAAGAACGTATATCAGACCTTACTACAATAAAACCTGAAAAAATAAGAGAAATTTTAAAAAAATTAGATTTAAATAAATATTATGAACATATTCCACATATTATAAATCATATTAATGGAATACCTCCTCCTAATATTACTAAAAGTCAAGAAGAAACATTACGTGTAATGTTTAAAGAAATACAAATACCATTTATGAAATATTGTCCAGCAGAGAGACAGAATTTTCTATCTTATACCTATGTTTTGCATAAATTTTGTGAATTATTAGAACTGGATGAATTATTACCATGTTTTCCATTATTAAAATCACGTGAAAAATTACAAGAACAAGATGCTATATGGGAAAAAATATGTAATGACCTTGGCTGGTGTTTTTATAAATCAATTTAACATTGTAAAATAACGCCGAATATCAGGTTGTTCCATTTTCTGAACTTTTTCCTTACTTATTTTTTTAGAATCAATTACATCTACATCTTTTATTAGTATAGATTTTTTATTCACTTTAATAATATATGGTTGAGTTTCAAAGCTAATATCACTCTCAGTACTTATTGATGAATTAGATAAAACTTTATGTGTTTGCTTATCTATATTATGATAAAATTCAATAACTTTAGGGTGACATTTAATGCGTGTTGGATCAAAATTTAAGATAGAAAGTCCTTCAAGAGAACGAACACGACTTAGTGCTACATATATTTGACCATATCCACCACTTCCTGTAAATACATTTTTACCTATATCAACTATAGCTAAATCTAGTGACATTCCTTGGGAACGATGAATTGTACATCCATATCCTAAAATAAGTGGTAATCCAGAAGCATTCGCAATTGTGAAACCCTCATCTATTTCCCAAGTATATATAGCTATATTTTTAATTTTACCATTTGAAAATATAACTACTGGTTCTCCGTTTTCATTAAAACTATCTATACGTCCTTTACTTCCATTTACTAAGCCTTCATCAACAGAAAGATTTACTACTAAAATAACTTGACAACCTATACACAATTGAATATTATCATCTATAGGTAATTGAGCCTTAATTTTTCTTTCTATTTCTGTCTTATTTACTTCTATTGATATTGGATTATCATTATCGTGTGTTTCGAGTGAAACAGTTAAATGGTATGATTTAATATCCTTTTCATTATTAATTTGTCTGAAATAACGCTGATTGATTTCATTTGCCTTTTCTCTTGTGGGAAAAAGTTGAACTGGTTCAATTCCATAGGGATTATCAAGTGGCTTTCTAAACCTATTAATAAGAACACTTGTAGTATCTTGGTCGGATATACCCATTCTTATCTTTTGTAAAGTTTCAATAAATTGAAGGTCACTTTGTCTATGAATCGTTTTAAAATGAATAATTTCAATATCACTTGCTTCCCATTCAGGCGTTTCAAAACAATATTCTAGTTCATGGTGTAATATGTGTTGCTCTAATATAGGTCCTAATTGACAAAAATCTCCACTTAAAATAACTTGTATTCCACCAAAAGGACTATTATTTTTACGTATTAATTGTGTTAAACGGTATATCATACGAAATGTTCTTGGTGTGAGCATAGATACCTCATCTATAATTAATGTTTTAATGTTTTTAAAACGTTTTATTAAATATCGTCTTTTAGCTATTCTCTGAATATATTGGTCTTCATCTTCTTTACTTACACCTAAACCCGAAAAACTATGAATAGTAGTTCCACCTATTAATAGAGCACTTGAACCAGTTGTGCTTGTTATACCTACATATGTTCTTAGATTGTGTTTATATTTTTCTTTAAATATATCTATGATATGTTCTAGTACAAAAGATTTACCAGTTCCGCCACCACCAGTTAAAAATACATTTTTGCCTTTTAAGACTATATTTACCGCTTTTTGCTGTTGTTCGTCAAGAATAATTGGCATAGTTTATAAATATTTATTTTTTTTAAAATATTTCAAATTTTTTATATATCTAAAAACAAATTATATATATTTATTATACTATTTTAGATGCGTAAAAATATATCTAATTTATTACAGTTAATAAATAATTATTCAAATTATAATTATATTGTTCTTTATGACCCAAAAATTATAAATATCAAAATAGAACGTTTAAATTTTAAATATATTTATATATATTACATTGACCGAAATACGTATGATTATCTTTTTTTATATAACAAATCTAATAAATTTTATAGATTTATGATTAGAAAGGATAAAACAACTACGATATTTACACTAGTGAATGATTTTTTTGATACAAAAGTAAAAGATTATTTTTTATTTAGTGATTTTGAATTTATTCAAAAAGATAATTACAGTTTCATACAAGAAGATATAGATATTATTGATATATTAAAAAAAATAGACAATTAAATACTTAAACTATCATCATCTTGTTGTTTTTTTGGATACATTATATTATATTTTTTAATGATATGCTCAGGAGGAAAATATCTACAACTTTTTTTAATTTCTAATATTTTCTTTTCAATTTTATTCGCAAAATCTTGTATATTTTCGTTAGGAAAATTTAATTCAAAATTAATCATAGTTAATAAATTATCATATTCTTCTGCCGCAATAAAATGACTTTCAGATTTTGCTTGTAATTTTAAAAAGCCATTAATACTAAATAAAATTGTATTAATTGCGGATAGAGTTCCTGCTATTAATTTATTTATAAATATTTGTTCTGGTTTACTATCGGATGGATAGGCAAATGAGTATACTGTTGCTGCTCCACTGATTGCTATTGCTGGAATAGTTATCAGCGAATTTTGCCTTTCATAATACTGTACACACATTCTATGTAATTGCCGTTGTTTCCGTAATTTACGAATAGTATTCGTTAAATTAAAAGTGCTTTTTTGACTATGTTCAGTGCGAATATTACTCATTGAAATTGATATTTCTTCTAATTTCTCATTTGGAGGCATGGGTGGTAATGTAACAGGTTGTTCATTTTTATCTTTATCTATTTCAACTGTTGAAGTAGACATATATATTAACATATATAAAAATAAATTTTTTTTTACATATGTTAATGTATACGATATCATTTATTTCTATGTATCGATGTTAATCATATAGTGTTCTTTTGGTTATTTAGAGCATAATTGGTATGTAAAATTTGATTGTACAAAAAATACTACAATTATTATATAAAGTAAATTATAATGGCATATACAATTCCTAAAACTAAAAAAGAAAGCGTTGGTCATCCCATGTGGACAGTTTCCAAACGTTGTGTTTTATGTGATATTAGATTAACAAATTATGAAGGTATTATTAACTGTAATATGCCCTTTTTTAATCATAATAATTGTAGATTTATACGTGCGTGTGACAATCACCGCCAAGAAGTGATTGATAATTTTTCGAGACCAGAGTTTGATCCACCATTCGAACCAGCAACAATTGCTTTTTGTCAAGTGTGTCACCAACCATTTTCAATAGTATCAGACGATCCTACAAGTTTTTGTAGTAAATATTGTAGAGGAAACTATTTGGATAGAATTTCTTAATTGATCCCAAACTTTCAAGATACATTTCAAAAGGTTAAATCCATCGTATTCGTCATATATACTTTGATTAGAAAAAGATAAATTTTTTATTATGACTATATTATTTCTATTGGTTTATTCATGAATTGATTTAAAAAAATTACTTTTATCCGTTTTTTCTGTTTGTTTTATATTTCTATCTTTAATCCATGGATTACTATCTTCAAACATACTACTAAATTGTTTAAGAACATTTTCACTGCTTAATTGTTCGTCATAAAAAGTTCTTGGTATATACCTGTATTCGATACGAGGATTAGGACAAATACTATATTGACGAGTATAACCAACTAAAACCATAACGACTCCAATTATAAAAATTAATATGATAATAGATTTCATATATATTATTTCTATACATAAAATCTAATCTTTTTTATCTTTATTTAACCATGGGTCATTCGATTCAAATAATGTTTTTGTTGTATCTTCATCTAATTTGTTATCCTCATTCATTGTTTGCTTTACCGTATTTTTCATCATATTATCTTTATTTTCTTGATAATAAATATCACGTTTGATAGCATTTTCCTTATATTGTTTCATTAATTTATTTAATTCTGGTTCTAAATATTCCGTATTTTCTATACGTTCTGGATTAGGATCCCAAGGTAACCAATATCCCACTTGACCCAAAAATACATTGTCGCGTTTATATAAACGTTGAAGAACTTTACAACGAACTTCTGCCTCTCGTTGATTGGAATAAACGCCTCGAACTTTAATACCTCGGACAGTAGTATGAAAATTTTGCATTTCGTGAAACGATGTCTCTAAACGATCTTCATTTAAAAACATAAAATCATCATATTTTTCTTTTACTAAATCATAATTTAATCGCGTTTTATCTCCCTTTAAAACTACATTATCTAAAAATTCACTCTGGTCACATATCCATTTCAAAAATTCACTATTAAAAAATACATCCTTTTGTTTTAAAACTTTTTCAGGACTAATAAAAGATAATACACAATATTGTTGTCCAGGAATAGACTGGTCAACATCTAAAAAATCTTCAACAGAGTCTTCATTATTACTCATTATATAAATATTAATAATTTATCTCTTTATATACATTTAATTATAAAATAAAAGATTTCCATATTTTTTTTTCTCAAGGTTAAATATAAAAACTCAAATAATAATGGAAAATTCTATGGATGTTCAAGAAGTTGTTAAACGTGCTATGAAATACTTAGTTGAAGGTTTAGGTGTAGCAGTAGCTATGTATTTAATAGGTAAAAATAAATTTCAAATGGAAGAAATATTACTTGTTGGTTTAGTAGCAGCTTCTCTTTTTGCTATTCTTGATTTAATGGCTCCCAGCATTAGTTATGCTGCTCGGCAAGGTGCTGGTTTTGGTCTAGGTGCTAATCTTGTAGGTTTCCCTAACATGGGCACTGGTGCTCCTGCTGGATTAATGTAATTTTTGTTCAATCTGTAACAAAAATAGATTTTTTTGAAATAAACTCCAACTCCAATAAGCACCCATACCAAATAATATTATAGTTATAAGTTGTATTGATACATATACAGTTACAAATAATTCACGTATTTGAAATAAATAAAGTAAAAATCGTATAACACGAAAATAAGTATACCAAACAAATTGAAATGATACACTTACTAGTAATAAATTTTTATTATTAGAATATTCCTTTTGTATATGATAACCCGTGTACAATAAAAAATTAGAATATTCTAATATATAATAAAAATATATAATTTGTTCTCTACAATAATCACTTAATGCTATATATAAACCATAATTAGCTATTATATGATGAACTAAATATGGTAAATGTCTTAAAAATGTATCCTTTTTAACAAATAGACTATATATAATATAGAATATATCACATGTATAAAAACCAATAGATAAAACAATTGGATAGTTTATATTGTTAAAATCTAGTAGTTTGTATAATGATACAAATAGTATAGCATGAAATAAATGAGTAAAATTTTTAACTATTTCAGGTTTTTTATGAAATAAAGAAATAGAATAATAACTAAATGGCCAAAAAAATATGGAAAAAACATAAAATAATATATTTTCAGTAGTAAAAATATAATTCATATAAATCTATATAGTTTTTTTTTGAATTATTTTTATATAAAGAAAAGACTATATAAATAATTATGAATAGGTTACTGTTCATCCTCTAGTGGATGAAAACAAGAGGATGTCATTTGACATTGAGTTTTTATCTAAGGAAACTAATTATGGTTTCTGATTATTTAGCTAGAGTAATGGCTTTTAATAAATAAAATACTAAGGTGTAATTTAATTTTGACCATAGTATTTTATTATAATATGATATATGAAAACAATATATTTACTGATATTGTTATTAATCATTTGTATTGTATCATATTATATGAATATTGAAATGTTTACAGGAAATTTTTTTAATAGATTTAATTCAAATGTTATTAGTAATGGTATCCGTGATAGTGTTTCAAATTTTGGTGTTATAAATCGTGAGATTGAGAATGTTGGTCGATTTTGGAATGGAATAGCTCAAGATTGGATTCCAAATGTAGGTTGGATTTATAGATATAGGGATAAATCAATAGAATTAGCTCGAGCACGACGTGGATTACCTCCGTTACAGGCCGCAATTCCTGATGTAAAAATTAATCTAAATTCGAGTAATAATCGTTATTCTACGGGTTTTAGTCCATAAAGATTTCTTTATTCATATATATAATGTCTATTCCTAAAAAAATCATAAATGATGTGTATTCAATTAAAACTGTAAATGATATGTTAGATATATTAAATACACCTTATTCTAAATCAGAAAAGGATTTTCATAAAGGGTTAGTAATAGTAGCTTATAATAAAATGGATAATGGTGAATATAGTTATAAATTAAAAGAAGATATTGGAAATATAACAGATGATGATTTTGACCCTTATTTCACTCCGGGTGAAATGTTAGCATATGGAGTCTTTGAGGGAAAATACCTTAATGATTGTGTATTAGAATTTCCTAAGGAGTGGTTTTTAGATGCTATAGACCAAAATACATTAAGTCCAGAGGGAGCTGACATAAGTTGTAATTATTTTGAAATAAAAAGCAGAATGAGTTTAGGTGCGTGGCGTAAAAAGGGTTGGATACCACAAATACCCAGTGACCCTGATAATAGAGGTTGGTTTCAATGGTATTGTAGATATTATATTGGTCGACGTATTCCAGAATTAGATGCCGTTCAAATCAAACGTTGGAAAGCATTTAAACGACATTTTGGTCAGGTTCGTAAAAACTGCTCCGAACTAGATTGCCGTCCTAAACAAAGACAGGCTTTACTACAATGGAGTTATAATGCTTTTGTAGTAAATGAAGATTAATATATTTTTGAAAAATATTTATATATTAATCTTATTAAGCTCTTTTATGTGCTGCTGAAGCAGCAGCATTTCGGTCACGAGCAGCAGCACGAGCTTGTTGTTGAGCATTAAAAACATCATCACCAAGTTCAGGATCATAATAAATGCATCTACGAGTCTTTAAATTATGAAGGCAATTTTCAGATTGTTCTTCTGGTTTATCAGTCATAACACAAGTATGAGTGCCTGGTTTTACTTTACAGTATTCCATAGAGGGTATTTTTACACCGCGTGCATCATATGGATTTCCTCCGGCTAAATTAACTTTTCTTGAACTACGACGAGCCGCATGCTTAGCACGAGATTTAGCACGGCTACGATCTGCTAATAAATCTTTTCCAGGAGTTTTTTGTTTTACAACGCAACGGTAGTTATCTCTACTACGACGGCATGATTCAGTGTTTCTTAAACTAACATCATTTGTTCCATAACAAGTGCGACGTGAATGTGCTTTTTTAGGTTTTTGAGCAGTTCCCTTACGAGAACGTCCTCCACGACTACTTTCTTTAACATTTGATGTTCGCATTCCGCAATATTCCGTATCCATTTTTTTATATATTACAAACAAAGAAAAAAAATTAGTTTATATTAATTTATATTTAAGTATATACATTTATAATCAACAAGATAACTTATTCATTCAATACACTGAGTCATTCTAAATTAGATTTTCTTATAATAACTTTAAATTGCCTCATAATTGTTACCTCAATATATATTCATTTATATATTGGCATGAAAGGTTAAACATATATTTTTTCATTATCTTTCCTTATTCATAACTAAATATTTGATATAGTAAGTATAGTTTTTGATAATTACATATAAAGAAAATAATAGTCTTAATATATAATTATACGTCAGTAACATTTCTATCATTTAAAACTAAATATCTGTTATCATCAACCACATAAACTTTTTGTCCTAAAAGACATGTTTCCTCGGCTAATTGAAACATTAACTTATGTATATTCTCACTCGATAAATCTACATTAGAATCTATTAATAATTTGAATTCATAACCGTTAAATGGTTGATCTAGAGCTTCTGCCTTGATTGATGTAATGTTTTCAAAAAATTTTAATTCATCATTAGAACCCCTTTTATTCATTTCTACAACAGATTGAATGAAATTATTTAAATCATTTAACAGATTATTTTGCCGGACATCTTCAGCCATTAACATATCTTGGCTGCTTATATTTAATTTATTTTCGTGAACATTCATATAAACGGTTGCGTTTTCTCCACCCGTTAAGTTATATCTTCCACCACTTAACGCTATTTTCGAACGACGAGCCGCATGCTTAGCACGAGATTTAGCACGGCGACGATCTGCTTTCATATCATCTCCAGGAGTTTTTTGTTTTACAACGCAACGGTAGTTATCTCTACTACGACGGCATGATTCAGTGTTTCTTAAACTAACATCATTTGTTCCATAACAACTACGACGTGAATGTGCTTTTTTAGGCTTTTGAACAGTTCCCTTACGAGAACGTCCTCCACGGCTACTCTGTTTAACATTTGAGGTTCGCATTCCACAATATTCCTTATCCATTTTAATTATATTACATATAAAGAAAATATTATAAAAATAAATTAAAAATTATATATATTTCAATATTGAATTCTACTTTGTGTATTACCACTTCTTTTACGATTTCTTCTGGATCGAACTATTTTTCCACCTTTTTATGATAAATATTTACGTAATACTATATCTTCACTTTTTGGACCAATATATACTTCATTTACAATTTCCAATATTTTATTTGCTACATCAATTTTAATTTTGTGACTAGTAATATATTGATTTTATTCAGTATCTGATAAATTTACTGCGTCGTTTGCTTCCTTTTTAAACGTATCACAACATCTTTCCATTGAAAGCATATTTAGATATCTTACATTCGTATAGTGGTTTATCATTATCGTAATTAGGGTCTTTATTTCTGAATTCAAATCATCTTCTGCGTCGGATTTTTTTAAAATTTGTTGTAAAGGTTCTGCCATATTTAACATATTTTTTTTAATTTGTTAATCTTTACATTTATCCAATTCACTATAAATAGATAAAACGCGCGCACTAGGATCTTTTGTATCACCTGACCAACGCGGAAGCCAGTAATATGGGATAGTATCAGCTCTACCCGGATAAAAACTATCAAATAATTTTCTATAATAATAACTCTCTTTCAAAAATGGCTTAGGAGTCATATATTTAGATTTTTCATTATATTCATCATCACTTATAATACTATTTACATGTTCTTGAATAATCTGAAACCATGATTTTTCTGTGCTACTTACACCATCACTAAATGCTTCTTTCTTACGCCAGAGAATTTCATCCGGAAGAAGTCCTAATCCATCAAATGCTTTACGTATAAACCACTTTTCCATTCCGTCTTTTGGTCTTTTGAATTGAGCGGGAATACGCATATATTCTATCAAAAATTCTTTATCTAAAAATGGCACACGAACTTCTAATCCATTACCCGCTGTAGATTTATCACAACGCAGACAATCAAAATAACATAAATCTTTCAATAATCTTACACATTCATCTTGAAATTCTATATCATTTGGTGCTTTATGAAAATATAAATAACTACCACTGGCTTCATCACTCCCTTCCCCACTAAATACTACAACAATATCCGTATTTTCTTT